ATATCATCGTCTTCTTGAGGGCATAGTCACGCAACATCTTGTCAATTACCTTGCTTCTCATCCCTTTTGGTATGCTAACATACCCCTCATATCCTATCTCACTAAGGCTCGCTGTAATGGCTGGCATATTAAGGCCGAAGCAACCTAATGTTATAAATGTTAATATTGGGGAGTAATGAAAATGCAAAAGGTAGCAGTCTACTACTACCTTCCCAACCAAGCCCAGCAATGATAGCCTCATTATTGGTTACCCATATAGTGCTTCGCACAGATAATGAGGGATGAGCGGCTTAATAGACCCCCTTCGATACCAAGATGTTATGGCAACAGCAAAGACAGGCAGTTTTTACCTAACCGAAAGCGTATTGTTAGCAGCAAGTGCACCTAATGGAACAAGAGTGACAGGCACCATTGATTTGAGTGCTTATGTGAATGTACCAACTGGCCAGGCAATAGCAATTGACCAAGTGGATTTCATTTGGCAAAGAGACGGAGATTTCGGAACAGATGTAAACGGTTTCCTAGTTGGTAACGGTGCTTTGACTTCTCAATTAACTGATTTAAATCCTGGTACTGCATTTGTCAGAGCCGATAATCAGTCATTAGTAGCCAGTGGTTCCCTAAACATTGATGATACTAACTGTATCGCTTCCCATATGGTTGATCTTTACCCTGATAACTTTGGTCCTTCAGGTCTAAGTGATATGTTCATAGTAGTCAATGACCAACTATACTTTACAGTCGGAAATGATGCTGCTGATGTTGCATTAGCTAACATGTTTGGAACTGTACGTATTCGATGCAGAGTAGTCAAACTATCAACCAAAGACTGGATGGCAGTAGCGATACAATCAACAGCGGCTGATAATTGAGGGTGATTTAGATCGCCTCTACTCAGACGGGTCTATTGAAAATCCTAAAGGAAGCGGGATATAGTCATCCTTTGTTACCTATGGCGGTAGGTATTCTACTAGAAGCCTACGAATCCGGCGAGGCTCCAGGAGGGGTTCATCTAAACCCGGCAGGTACGCTAGTTGCTGAATTGGGCGGTAAGCCACACCAAAAGAGAAAGCGTAAAGCATCTGCATACAACAAAGAATATGCTAAGCAATATGCTAAACTAAAGAAGAAACACCCAAGGACCTCCTTTTCAGCACTAGCAAAAAAGGCACATGCTGCTACAAAGAAGGTGAGGAAGTAATGGCAACCGATATGAAAGCAAGACAATTGATTAAGCAAGTTCCGGCCATGTTTACCAATGACATTAATTTTGATGCTGGCACAGCGACAATATCAGGTGAAGGGTGGGAGTTAGTTCATCACCCCCCCATGGCTATGACATTCGTTTGGAGAGGTTTTATTGATTTGGCCGGATATACTCAAGATGATTTAACATTCTTCAGTCAAGCAGTGGATGTTCAAGATAATGGCGTATCAATTGCCGCTCCTAGTATTGGCCTCACTGCAATTATGGATATGGTAACTACTAGAAGAATATCAGATGCAGAAGTTAATCCAGTTAATGGTAACGGATTTCTTTCACCCGCCCCTGGCACAACTATTCCGGGACTGGATATTCAAGAAGTAGTATATGGGAATACTAGAAACTTTACCCCTTATAGTGCTACTAATGGTGCTTGGAGACAAATATTCGGAAGTAGTTTTGGTTCGGGAAATCCTACCGCTAGTGACCGTTTACATATTACTCGAATAGTAGTACCCTTAGGAACCGGGACCAGCGAATCCGTTAACATTACATCTTGCAACTTTTTAATTGGTGGCGTCACTGCTCACGAAAAGGATCTAGTCTACATTGAAAGACTCCGCAGAGCATATACCCAGGAGCGAAGTTAATGGCCAACTTAGGATTCTCTCCTATTACCCATCCCCAAGAAGTAGCCTCAAATGATGTCTATCAAGCATGGGGTGAATATACCGGCTTCCCTGGTCTTATCACTGGGGGACTAGGTGCTTTAGGATTCAATGTCGCATCACAAGCCGGTCAAGTAAAAAGCGGGACCTCCATCTTTGCTGCGTCGCGATACGGGTTTGCAATGGCACTTCTTCTTGAAGCATCAGTGGGTGCAATGATTCTAGCCACTGCTCTAACTTTCATAGATCCAGGTCACAAAATTGAAGGAGGGTTGGATGAATCAAGATTTTATCTTGAACACATAGAAAAGCCAGCACTAGAATTCAAGGGAACAATGTTACAGGATTCTTGGAGCGCCCAGGATCCATCAGAACCAGGGATAAATAAAAGATGGTTCTGATGGGGGGTTATTCCTCTTCGATGCCTTCGAGTTTCATTTGAAACAACTCCTCGTTAACTCTACGGTTTCTAAGCTCTCTAATTACCTGGTTATACAATTCCTCATTACCAGGTAATGACAGCATATCTCTCGCTGCCATCATCGACGCAACAAATTGCAATTCTGAAGTCATCCATCCTTCAAACTTCTTCATTCTTCTTCACCACCATGCCATTTCTTTTTACAATAAGGACAAGGTACATGCCCATACAGAGAACACTTCTCCCATTCTTCACACATATTCATTGTCTAGCAGCCTCCCTCAATAGTTTATTTTCTTCCTGAAGAGTTTTCAAACTGATTAAGTCCTGCTCTCGTTGATCTAATACTTGTTGGACGGACATCTGTCCTACTTGTTCTCTGTATATCATCGTCTTCTTGAGGGCATAGTCACGCAACATCTTGTCAATTACCTTGCTTCTCATCCCTTTTGGTATGCTAACATACCCCTCATATCCTATCTCACTAAGGCTCGCTGTAATGGCTGGCAT